CATCGGAATGATTGATTGGAAATCAAGTTCATAGTTATTGTCTGTTGCTTCGATCAAATATGGATTCAAAACATTTAGAATGTCTTGTCCGCTTTCGAGTGTCAGTTGGTTGGTGCAATGATTTGGCATGATGTTTTATTCTAATTGTATTTTTCTACGATTTTCCAGTTTAGTTTATCAAGCGTTTTTTCAAACGATTTGGTTTGTTCCATGATTGGTTTTAGCAACCAACCAAATTCTCTAAAGAGAGTGTCCTTGATACTTTCTCCGCTCAATGGTGTCAAGGGTAATCTTTCACCACGACAATCAAGTTCGTATGTTCTATTCATATATGTATTACAATGTATTGTAAAATTGCACAATCTTTTCAATATCATCCTTCCGCAACATGATTACTGCTGGTTCAAAACTATCTACTTGGTGAATGATGGTGAAATCTTCTGTTTCACAACCATAGACAATAGCAAATTTTTTGAATGAATCTTGATAGTTTGCAACCTTGCAAACATTATCTTCCCATTGAATTGCTGTCAATAGTTCTTTTTCGTATTCTTTTTTCGTGTTCATAGTGTAAGACAATGTATTAGTAGTTGCCAAATTCCAATTCCGTTTGAAGTTCTTCCCAACGATCTTCTTCATAGTCGAGTTGCTGACAATCTGCATCCACAATCTCAATATCCATTTCTGGTGAGATGTTGGAACGAATTGCATAGACCATGCCGCCTTTGACATAGATTGCAACCTTGGGAGTCTTGGTAATAGCTTCCAATCGTTCATCAATATGGTCTGCGATTTTTTCTTGTCCTGCACAACGAAGTGCATTGATTGCATTGAGCAATAGGATTTGTTCTGTATCTGGTAGTGGTTCTGTTATTTTCATTTGGTTTTTATTTCTTTGTTGAGTTTTAGTGTTTCTACGAATACTGGTGTTGATTCACCAACATAAGCACCTTGAACATTATATTCAAAGTATTCTTCCGCTTCTTCTTCTGACATATCCTCCATGAGTATGTCAATACAAAAACCTCTATCGTAGATTGCAAATGGTTGATTGAATTGCCTACCTACTCCAATGAAAGCATCTTCAAATCCATCTGCAAGCATAATTGTTTCATCTTCTCCTAACATTTCTTCGACTACTTGGTTTAGTTCTTCTTTTGTCATGGTTGGTTTTTAGTTGAGGTTGACTACTTCATCGGAGAAATCTCCTTCTTCAAGAACATGACTCCAATATCGGGAATCAGTTTTCTCCTGCTTCCTATCCCAATAGATACACCGAGCAATATATGGAGGCAAGTCTTTTTTCAAAGAATTTTTCACCCAATGAGATTCCAGTTTGTCATACATTCGTTTGTGTTTCGTTTGATTGAGTTCGTATGCTTGGAACAAGTGTGTATCCAAACACACTACCTCCGCTTCATCGGGATAAATCATTTCGATTGCGAAAGATGATTTGGCAAGTCCAAGTCCAGTAATTTCATTTACAATACGATTGCGGAAGCATGACCAGTTTTCGTTTTCTCCCTTGTCGAAGTTTGAAGGATTAGACCAATACTTTGTAGTGAACTCTGAAACGAACCGAAGTCGATTGTTATGCAATCCAACTCTGGATTCAATTAGTTTTTCTTTTAGGTGATCCCAACGATTCATCCAAGTCCACCAATCTTTAATCAGATTGTATCCACGAATGTTTGCTTCCCATGATGTATGGACACTCATAAACGCAAACAAAAACCTTTGGAACCTTTCAGAGTCATTGATTGGTTTGAGTTTTTTCCAATAATTGAATTGGAATTTAATTTCGTTATCTTCGATTGAATCGAAGAACTCATCTACTTGTTGTGTATTCATGGTTGGTTGTGGTTGGTTTTTATTTCAAATGTATTTTTTTACTACTAACGACTGCTTTCTTTCTCCATTATACATGAAGGTCATCAAATCCCTTCCGTATATGTCCTCTTCTATATTGAGAAATTCTACATTGTCAACAGGAATTTTCTCCCCATTCACAATGACACAAGAAATTTCTTCTGGTGTCCAGTTGCAAATATCTTCTTCCATGCCTCGAAACTATTCTATTTTTATTGTATGTCCAGAACTTTTTTTATTTTTTTTGTATTACAATATGTAACACAATACATTACTCATTTTATTGTGTTACATTAGATTCATTGACTTTTTAGGTTCGATGGGGTAGGATGGGTTCATGGTTAAATTTCATTTCAAAAGAACTCCGATTGATTGGTTCTGTTCCGATCAATCGGATTTTTTATTTCGATTGGATTTTTATGTAACACAAACGATATGTAACACAAACGCAGTGTATTGTATTAAAATATAATACAAAACATTACAATCAAATATATTACAATATAATAAATTGTAATACAATGTAAATAAACACATTACAATATAATACATTACAATGTAAATAAACACATTACAATATAATAAATCCTATTACATTGTAATACAAAAGCATACAAAATTTTTGTATGCTTTTTTTTGTTTTATACCTTTTACTTTTTAAGTAAAAATTCTATACGGATATTTGATTATACATGGATGGATTGTTTTCCAATTCCATAAGAGTGTCAATATCAGTCTCTAGAGAATCATCCAAAACTTTAAGTAATATATTTTTATTTGTGCTAAAGATTCTATTAGTAAATCTACCGTCATGTAAAGGGATATATACCTCAACCTTTTGTTCTACTTCTTCCTGCTCATCTGGATTTGATGGTGTAGATTGTTGTGGTTGCTGAGGTAGTGTTTGTGATTGTTGTTGTGGTTGTGAAGGTTGTGTTGTATTACCTTGAACTGGAATCTGTTGATTCAATTCTTCCTTTAACATTTTTTCAATTAATTCAGATGTTTTTGTTTTCATGCGTATTGCTATGTTGTTATGTTATAATGTTATAACGTGAAATAGTGCGGTAATGCTACACCATGTTGCATTAAAACAGAGTGCCGTATTAAAACGCTTATGCCTTACCTTGCTTCATCAATTCTATCAATGATGGTCTTTTTGCTTTCTTGGCTCGTCCTTCTTGTCCTTCTACTAAATCAATTAAAACATCTAATGTATTACCATTATCTCGTAAAACGTTAACAAACTGACCATAAGACATACCGGATACTGCTTGTGGTTTAACGTGTGGTCTTTCAAACTCTACGCTAGATGAGAAAGGAGAACCAGTAATTTCACCATTAGGTCTTGTATGGAATCTATATTCAGTTTGTTGACCTTCTGAATTTGTATAGGTAACATATCTTGGTTCAGTTTCTTCTTGTCTTAAATCAGATTCTTTAAATTCAGATGATTGAAATACCAATGTCAATAGTTGACCCCAAGATACATATTTTTCTGGTGTCTTTGAAAAGTCTTTATACTTGTCTAAAAATTCTTGATTGTTATCTCTTTTAGCTGCTCCTGCTTTTCTAGCAAAAAGTAATAGTTGAGCTTGTGTAGGAATTTTACCATCTTTAGTTTTTGGTATGTTAATGTAGTTGGATGATGATTCGTTAAAAAACATATCTTTTATTTTCTTAACTAATCCCATTCCAGAAAAATATTCTTTTCCGACTTTGATCTTTTTATCCTTGTGTCTATAATCCGATGCAACAACCAACGGGTAAATTAAAAATTTAGGATCGGAAGTATTGATGAAATTATTAACATCATTTTCAGTGTCCATATTAGCTAGTGCGTCTTCGAGTGATACGTGACCACCTCTTGAACCTACGTTTGCTTCGTTTAAAAAATCTTCTATTAAGACATCAAATTTCATATAGTTTATATATTTACAACAGTAAAAGCTATTATTTTATAAAAATAAATTATTGGTTATTTGCTATTTTTTTGCATAAATAACTTAGCTACATCTAGATCTGTTAATTTTTGGTCGTCTGTTTCGTAATAATTAATTTCATTATTAATTAAAATTTTCCAAATTTTAGTGGTTTTTTTCTCCAAAATAGTGTTTTTTTCGTCTTTTTTTTCCATTTTTAGGTACTTTTTTTTCTTTTTTTGGTACTTTTTTTTACGTTTTTTATCATTTATAACCCAAAGGAAGATAGGTAAAGGTCGATTTTAATATGTAATACACGCCCAAAACTAACTCTTTAAACCTTGAAAATGGGGTTTCTTTGTCGCCAAAGTTATTGATTCTAGATTTAAAATCAAATGGATTAAAAGTTATAAACATAGGTTTTATTGAATATTTCCAATCGTCTTTAAGGAGATTGAGTCTTATTTTCCATATGCTAATATCAAAAAATCTCTTTCTTTTTTTCTTGGGGTAATAGAAAACTGGATCGTGTTCTTTCAATACATTTACATATTCATATATGTTTGGTGGTTTATTTTTCATTTTCAAAATATAAATTGTGTTGTCTTGCTGCTTCTAAAAATCCTTCTGCTTCCAAATAATATTTTATGTATTCCAGTTCTGATTCCGTAAGTTCATACTTTTCATTTTCTGGATCATACCCTTTACTCTTTTTTCTTTTATATTTTATAGAAATGAATTGTTGATTCAATCCGTCTGGATTTTGAACCTTAACAGAAACATTCAAATTTCTGATAAGCATATCTACAGTATAAGGAATTGGGTTTGTTAATTGTAATTTATTCTTTTTCATTTTAATTTCTTTTTTACTTCAAAACGTTTTAGATCGCAAGAACAACAATCGTTTATACTACAATAGTCACAAGTTCTATCATTATCAAGATATATATCAGGGCGCATACACATATTTTTAGTGAATTCCGCACATGCTTTTTTATCTTTGTTAAGATCAATAGTAATTCTTGGTTTATTTAAATCGATCTTAGGCATTTCTCTCCTAATTTTATCGATTTCATCCTCCCGCTCCTCTTGAGTTTTAATTCTTTTGACTGGTGGTTTCTTTTCTAACTTTGGTTTTGATAGAGCTTTACAATCTTTACACATAGTAGATTTAAGCATAACTTCTATATTACCACCAGCAGCTTTTAATGCGTGTCTCATACCAGCACCCTTTAACTTTGCTGGATATGATTTGCAACTACCACAAATTATTTCACTATAAGGTAATTTCTTGTGTTCCTTATAGTAATCTAACCATAGATTTATATTTTGAAACTGATCTTTTGGTATCTTTTTTGTCCTCGCCATGTGAATAGATTACCAAAAGACGTTAAAATGACAACTATTTTTTTAATTAAAAGTGAAGCGAACCGAATAAAAAGATACGGTTCTATTCAATACTTCGTGTTGTTTCGTATATAATCTCTGTTTTTTAAATTCTTCTATTAGTTTTAAAATTTTTTCATTTACCAATTTTTCTCTTTGAGAGAATGTAAAATTTTCATTTGGTAATTGTATTTTTATTATTTTTGTTTGCATTGTTATTAATTAGTCCCCTATTCTTCTTTTCCAAGATGGTTCTAATGATTTGGTTATTTTTGGATATTCAAATGGTTGGTCTTTTATACCTAATTTTTTATTTAGTTCGTTTATTTGCAACTTAATTGCGTTTCTTTGTGGTCCAGATGGTGTAAAATGCCACTGCGCAATAAGTTCTGCTCTTTTTTTCTTTAATTTTTCAGTTTCTGTTGGTGATGATTTAGGAGATAAGTCTTTTGTTTTTGCAAAATCTATTCCTTTTTGACTGAAGTATGCATATTCATATGTAAATTCTGATGCATTTGGTATTAACTTTTTAACAGCGGATTCAAAAAATCTTGCAAATGGTTTAAATTCATCTTTATATGACCATATAGAAACTAGCATTCTGTTATCATCTTCTGGATCTATCCAAAGTCTACCTCTTACGTACATACCCTCAGTACTCATCCCCAAGTCTAAACCGAATATCGCACCCAATTCTTCATGATACATTTCTTCTTTGTAGTTTGTGAGGGGTGGGGTGTCTACAATTTTTAATTCATCATTGATATGTATCACTGGAGTTTTAGTTGATACGGTTTGAAACGCATAAAAATCATCTTGGGATGTTATAAAAGTAATATCAGATTCTCCCATATCTAAAATTTTATTACCATATTTTATCATGGTAGGGCTTTCAGATATTAATTTAAAATATTCTTTAAAATTCATTATATTATAATAAATATACTTATATGAGACGAGATGATATTCTATTAAATGAACTTTATTCAAAAATAAATAAACCAAAAGAAATTGTAAGTGAAGGAATTATGGATTGGTTAACCGGAAAATCAAGAATTCGAAGAGAGAATGATTCTATTTTGAAAAAGATTAAATCTTTGGAAGATGATATTAAAAAATCTGGACTCAACCCAGAAGATTTTATTGACTATAATAAAATTAATTATATATTTAAAGGTGAATCTACACCGCAAGAACAACCAACTACTGAACAACCAGCAGAGATACAACAAACACCAGAAGTGCAAGCACCAGAACAAACGCCAGAAGTTCAAACTCAAACTGAACCAGTAGTACCTTCACAGCCTGTTACACAACCCGCTGTTAAAAAACCAGAGGTTGCTTCTTCTAAACCAAAAATTAAAGCACCAGAATCAAAATATTATTTCGTTCCAAATGAATTTGTTGAAGATAATCCACCTAAAGTCGGTCAAGATTATATATCTATTCCAAATGTTATGGAATACTTAGGAATAACACCAAAAGAATATAAAGATTTAGCTCAAAATGGTTACATTGGTGCTAAAAAAATAGATGGTGTTCCTTACGTAAAAAAAGATTTGGTTGAAGGTAAAAATTATTATAAAATAATGGTATATCTAGATTCTAAAGACTCAGAAGCTAAAAAAGCTTTAGCTGATCAAGAATCTAAAAAAACATCAATCCCAAAAACTACACGTAAAAAATCAACCACACCCAAAAAAGTTAGTTCTTCTAAACCTAAAACATCTAAAAAGAAAAAATGAATAGAATAATAAGTGTATTATTTTTTATTGGATTTTCCGCTGGAATATTCGGTATAATGCATAAAATCCAAACCAATCAAGATTTAAATATGAAAGATCTTGAAGCGTTGGTTGAAAAAGAAGTAAAAGCAATAAAAGAATTTAAGAAAAAACATATTGACAGTCATTGATTGAGATGATACTTTTGATGTAGTATGAAACTAGCATCAATAGAAATTATCAAAAACATACGCAAACACCCTAATGCAGATTCTTTGGATATTGCAGAAGTATTAGGTTGGCAAACAATCGTAAAAACGGGAATACATAAAGAAGGAGATAAAGTTGTATTCATTACGATTGATAGTATAGTCCCAAATACTAATTGGTTTGGATTTTTGGTAGATGAAAAAAATCCAGATAAACAAATAAGAATAAAAAATATCAAACTTCGCGGTGAATATAGTTCTGGTTTGGTCATTCCTATTACCGATTTTGATAATCAAATACGATCATTGCAAGTTGGTGATGATGTAACTGAAATTTTAGGTATTACCAAATATATTAAAGAAATTCCAGCTAATCTTTCCGGTGAAGATGCTGGATCATTCCCAACACATATCATATCTAAAACCGATGAAGATAATGGATTAAATGATCCAAACCTCGTAGCAAAAGTATTGGAATCAGATAATTATATAACAATAACTCAAAAGCTAGATGGAAGTAGCGTTACTGTTGTGGTAGAAGATGGTGCTATAACCCAAGTATGCAGTAGAAATCTTTCCAAGAAAGATAATGAACAATCGTTATTTTGGAGGTGTGCTAGAAAATTAAACATACCCGAAAGTTGGAATGGTGTGATTCAAGGCGAGATGGTTGGTAATGGAATACAAAAGAATCCAATGAAACTCATCGACAACAAAATATATGTGTTTCAGATTAAAACTGATGATGGATACATGGATTATGAAACAATGGAAAAATTCTGTAAGAATGAACTTCAATGTGACATTGTTCCATTAATTGCAAAATTAGAGGTTGCATCTACGATAAAATTATGGGAGAATCCTCTACAGAAACTTCAAGAGTTGGCAGACAAACAAAGATACGATAGCGGATTAGTTGGTGAAGGAATAGTAGTTCGTCCATCCTCTTATCCAAGATCATTTGAATCTCGCCGACCTTTAGGTTTTAAACTCATCAATAGAAACTATAAAGACTAATATGTATAAACTAGAACGAAAAAATTCAGCATCTAGAGTGTGGGAAGAAGTTATGCTTTCTCCTTTCAAAACAAGGGATGAAGTTAAAGTATATCATGCTAAATACAGCAAATACTATCCTGATCCAGAAGATAGAATCTACAGAGTAACTAATCTTGAAACTGGAGGTATGAAAGTAATCCGATGAATTTATATAAAGAATTATCTGAATTGGAAGAATTAAAAGATAAATCTAAATCTCAAACAGATGAAATTTTAGATCATTATTTTACTGATCCAAAAAAAGCTAAAGAACTTCTTATTGAATTAAATGGTATAGAAAAAGAGTTGGAAGAATTAGAAGAAGAATTTAAAAAATTACAAAATGAAATTTCTTGAAATTATAATAGATAATAGTTCTGAAAAATATGCCAAACTTTATAGGCCAGCGTATAAAGCAAGTCAAAATCCAGACAATGGAATTACGATTCAGAATAAATCAGCATATCACGTAATCAAAGATTGTGCATATATTGCACATCTATATCTTCCTATATATGTTTTTGAACTGTATATAGATCCATTTAATCAACTGAAAGGAAAATTTAAACGATCAGACATTGAAGAATTTGTAGAGTCTACAAAAACAAAAAAAGTAAATGAACATCTATTAAATTTGATTTTAAGTAAGGCGGAAAAGAATATTTCAATCGAATCTAAAAAGGATGTGACGACAAGTAATTTTGAACCAAATGATCCTTATGGTGAATATGGAATGGAAGTGAGTCACAACCAAACATCAAATACATCTAATTCAAAGACTGAAATATTATGTGAGTTGTTTAGTGTAAGTAATTAAAATGAGAAGCAAAGATCAAATTAAACTAGAACAAGTGTATTCTAAACTTTTGAATGAAAATTTAGGAACCGGATTTCAAATTCAAAAAGGTGGAACTAATGGAGTTAATATTAAAACTCTAGATGAAATCCAAATTGGAAATGATGTTTATGCAGCTTCTTATGATGTAGATTTAAGTAGAAGTGTAGAGCCACACGGAACATTTTATGATGAACCGAAAATATATATCTTAGGAGTATGGAAGTATGACCCCGAGATAGATGATAATGTTGAATTACAATTACAAACAATTGATAAAGAAATATTAAGTAAAATTGAATCGGCTATTCATGCTGATGTTGAATCTGATATAGATAATGATAGATATGATTTTTATCGAGACGAACCAGATCACGAAGATATATAATTGTTGACATTATTATAAAATAAATATATAGTATTTGTAAGAGTTGGTTCCCGATGATCCAATAAGTGGATGACGATCCACGAAAACAAAATCGGTTGATCTTTTACATTTCAATTTTAATGTCTTGTAGCCTTAATTGGATAAAGGTTCTGTAGTAAAATTCAGAAAATACTGGTTCGAATCCAGTCAAGATATTATAGTATGCAAATTTGATAGCGTCGGACGGGAATAGTGTGCTGTGCTGTTCTTAAAAAGCTCACCGTTGCGGACCTATCGCCAGACTCGATTAGGCAGAGGGTAACAAGTAAACTTCGTCCAACGAGATAGGAACTCGGTAGCCAATGAAGAACTTTCTGGTTTACACTTTAACAGAAAACTATATCGTGAGAATAGTTACGGAGCAATCGAATGCGTGAAAAATAAAATCTTTCGATAATATTTGATTCTTTTCTTCTGTTTAATTGTAAATATATTAAATGAGAACAAGAGACGAAATGTTATTGGAACAAGTTTATTCAAAAATCTTCTTGAGAGAAGAAGATAAATATCAACCCAATGATCCAGAAATGCAAGAACTTTCAAAGGTTGGTATGGGGGAAGAATTTCCAGAGGGAGAAATTTCTAACGATAAAGAAGAATCTTTATCTCAAGATCAAATGGTAGAAGCTCAAGCTCTTGCTGATTATATTGAAAAAAATATAAATTCAATCAATCCTGATATGAATTATAAAACTTTAGCAAACGCTATTAAAATTATATTGAAAGATTTTGGTAGTCACAACATACCAGCATTTATAGAAGAAATTCAGAAATGAAAAGCAAAGATCAACAACTTCTAGCCGAAGCTTATAGTTTAACTTTTTTAAAGGAAAATAATAGTGACTGGAAAGATGCTCCTGATAGCTTGGGGTGGTGGTGGTTTTATGGTGATGTGACATATGGAGCAATTTTAAATCAACCAGCGCAAAAAGAATTACACTGTGTTCCTATTGTTCACAAAATGGGAGAGACGTTTATTTCTCCATATAAAGGTATGATGTGGTACATCAAACCATATCACCCAAAACATAGTAAAAGCTTAAGCGGTAGAGAAGGTTATCTTGGATACTGGAAGAAGTGTGACCTTCCTCAATTACCAGAATGGAATTTGGAATTTAATTAAATGAAAAACAAAGATCAAATTTTGCTTGAAGATTTATACTCTAGAATTTTAAAAGAAAACGAATCAGTTAAAGGATGGAGAGAAGATCCACTCGGTCTTGAAGGAGATCCATTAGGCTTGAAGTATAACCCCAACACATCTAACGAAGAAGATTCTGGTGTTGATGTTAGAAAAATAGTACATGATATAATGAATGAAATCCAACCTCATGTGTTCGATCTTGATCATGAAACATATAAGGAAGCGATTAAAACTTTAATTGATAGATTAAGTTCAATTTTACATCAAAATTGATTGACAATATTACTACAGTGTAGTAAATTTATTGAGTAATAAATATTCGGTTTTTATCGAATAAAAGATCTTTAACAATTTATTGCGGGTTACAATTCTGGCGAATTGGGGGGTCTCATAAGCCTCTTTAGGTGAGTTCGATTCTCACACCCGCTACCAATTTTGGGTAGTTCGCATAGCGGCAATTGCCGGAGACTGTAAATCTCCTCTCTTCGGAGTTCGCTGGTTCGAGTCCAGCACTGCCCACCATTTTTATTGACGAGTAGCTCAGTGGTAGAGCGGTCGGCTGTTAACCGATTGGTCGTAGGTTCGAATCCTACCTTGTCAGCCATTTTGCAGAATTAGTTTAATGGTAAAACGGGAGTTTTCCAAACTTTAGTCGAGAGTTCGATTCTCTCATTCTGCACCATTTGTCTCCATAGTGTAATGGTTAGCACCTGTCCCTTTCACGGACATAGTAGGGGTTCAAATCCCCTTGGAGATGCCAGTTTACGCCTCGTTAGCTCAGTTGGTAGAGCACGAAATTTGTAATTTTGAGGTCATCCGTTCGAACCGGATACGAGGCTCATTTTAAAAAACAGTTGACTATATATAATATAGTGTTTAATATTACTTATGCTTGAATTTAGAAACCCAATTCCAGTAATAACTCCGATTGGTGGTGGTTATGCTATATATGTTTCCAGTGGTGGAACATTTGAAAATGATATTTGGACTGTCGTTATGGAAAAGGGTGGAAATATATTGCATTTTAGATCTGATCAATTAAAATTATACAAAAACGCAACATTCGATATTTCATCAAATGAAACTTAAAATACCAGATACAATTTACGAACTTGGAATAATTAAATGCAAAGAACCAATTTATATTGATATCTATCATGTAGATCGTCATAACCATTTAGCATATTTCTCTTGGGATTTTGGGATGGATTGTAAAGTATTTTTGGATTCTTGGATGTTGGAAAGTAGAGCACCAAAAGGAATTAAGAATAAAGTTATTAAACAAATTGAATATGATTTGGGTCATGCTTTCTTTCATTACGAAGGAGATCCAAATTACACATACTATCATTGGGCTTTATATGCTTGGTTAAAGGATAGAGTAATGCTTGACGAAGGAGAAGATTTATATTATAAATGATATATGAAAATATTCAAAAATTGGGAAGATGATATTTCAGCATTCGTGATTTTCTTAGGAAAAGATGTAATAGCACAAAAAAGAAGAATGCGAAAATTACATGATCAATATTATAAAAAGGGAGATCCTTATGCGTATAAGCAATATAATGTTCAACTTGGGGCTGCTATGCAATCAAGTTCAATATATAATATAGCAAAAATTCATTTTAATCTCGATTCTTTCAAAAGAAAACATATAAACAATAAAGATGAAAAAGAAAAAATCTGAAAGAATTTCAATAGAATTTGATAAAAGACATCTATTCGTTTTAATCTCGGCCTTAGAAACTTATTCTCGACTTCAATCCGGTCAAATTAAAATGGCTATGGATGAGGTATATTGGGATAGAGGTCTTACATATGAAGAGGGTCAATACATAGAAAATGTGATAAGGTCTATCGCATTCCCTCCTAACGCCAAGAGAGAATATGATGGTCATGGTGGTTTCTATGATCAATATAATAACGAGTATGATGAAAGTGGAGAGATTGTAAAAGAAAGTGAAGATTGGAAGAATAAAAAAATCAGACCTCATCTTGATCATCCTAATTCATCCTTTGGTGTAGGATGCAAAGAAATGATAAGAGGAACTATTGCATGGGAAATTAAAAAAGCAATTGAAGAGTTTTTACATTATGAACGAAACGATGGTTATAGAAGTATGGGTGTGGATGGTGACGGTGTTCTTAATATTTCTGGCGTTCCTGACGCGAAGATACTAAATCCAATAATTTTATCTTCTTTTAAATATTGGAAGCCACAAAAGGAGTTTAGGATTCCACAAAAGTATCAAGAAAAAGTTGATAAACTTATTAAAAATAAAAATTACAACCTAGCTTGGGATGTTGTGGATAAAGCATTTAAAAATAAACCTTTGCCAAGAGGATCTTCTTCTAGGATAGAAGAAGTATCTGGAACTTATTATGTGATTGTGGATAAACCACATAAGTTAAATTATGAAAAGAGTTATTGATAGAAACGTTTTAATTTTAAATAAAAATTGGATACCAATAAATACAACAACAGCAAGACATTCTTTTTGTTTGATGTATTCAGATCATGCCAAGGGACTTTTAGTGGAAGATGATAAAATTTTACCATTGGAGTGGAATGAATGGGTTTCTTTAAAAGTATCGGAAACGGATGATGCAGTTAAAACTATAAACGGAGCTATTAAAATACCAAATGTTATCGTATTAAATTATAATGATACAATACCAAGACAGATCATTAAGTTTACACAAAAAAATCTTTGGGAGAGAGACAATTACACTTGTCAATATACTGGTAGATCACTGAATAAAAAAACAGGTAACATAGATCATATAATTCCAAAGTCTCAAGGAGGAAAATCATCTTGGGAAAATTGTGTATTGGCTCATAAAGAAATTAATTCTAGAAAGGCGGATAAAACACCAGAACAAGCTGGATTGAAATTAATAAAAAAACCAACTGCTCCTAGAGTAATGCCTGTTTCTTTTTATATTAGAAATAAAAATGAAATAAAAGATTGGAACGTATTTTTAAATATATGAATAAAATAAGAAAATATTTTTTTGAAAAATTTGGAATATATGATGTTTGGGATTTGTTTCCATACCGTTATAGAATGTATTATTATGATAATATACTTCCAATTTTTAAACCAAGACATGAAAGATTAAGAAAGGTTATACCTAGAACATGGTGTGATATAAGTTCTTTGGTTGTTGATGTAAATTTTGAATTTGTAAAATCTTTCTATGAAGATGAGTACAAACAAAACCAAATAGATTGGTCTTCAACAGAAGAACATAAAAATTTTGAAGATTGGTTAATTAAAGCATACAGATATATAACAGTGGAAAGACCAATTTTACAGAAAAGAATGGAAGAATCTTATCCACCATTAAGACCCTTTGGTGAAATGTTTAAAACAATAACAGATAAAGATGGTAGAAAATTATTTCAAATGGTTGATGATGGAGTTCCATTTGAAGTAAAATATAAAAAAGTACATGAATTTGAAAAAGAAATTTCTGAAAAGGATACAACAGTATTAACAGAACTAATTAAATATAGAGAATTTTTATGGACTTGAACTATGAAAACAATTATTGAAGAAATTACAGAATTAACCGATGAATGGTATGTATTAATAGGAAAAGATCATCATAAAGATCGAGATTGTCATTGGTATATAGAAACCAAATGGAGTTATGGATTTCCACCAAAATATTTAGTTTGTCATCATGGATACATTGTAGATGAAATCGAAGAAGAATGTGATACATACGAACTTGCATTAGCTCGTTTAAAAGAAATATTGACAGAAGAGATAAAACAATATAGAATATATCAAACTAATGATGACGAAGAAACTGGATGGTAATAAACAATTAATTCTATTGGGAGATATTCACGGAGATTGGCGTGAATTGTTTTATAGAATACAACTAAAAAAAATTTCAAATGCTAACATTATTTCCGTTGGTGATTTGGGAATGGGATTTAATTCAAATCAAGACAGGATAAAGTCTGGTTTACTTGATAAAGAGTTTAAGCAAAAAAATATTAACTTTTATTCTATTAGGGGAAATCACGACGATCCTTCTTTTTTTAAAGGAAATGATAGAATATGTTTAGATAATTTTGAGTTAGTCGAAGATTACTCTGTTTTTGAACATAATTCTAAACTTATTCAATTGATTGGTGGCGCAGTATCTATCGATAGAACCGGAAGAACAGTCGGGGTTTCTTATTGGGAAGATGAGGGTGTTGTTTTTAATAGAGACACCTGTCAAAAAGTTGATATTCTTGTAACTCACACAGCACCATCTTTTTGTGCTCCACAAAAATTCAATGAAATGGTTTATGGATGGGCAAGAGAAGATGCTTATTTGTTGGAAGATCTTACCGATGAAAGAGCAGTGATGGATGAGATATTTAAAATATGCAATCCAAAATATCATTTCTATGGACACTTTCATTTTGCAAATAACGAAACGATAAATGAATGTAGACATAAGCTATTAAACATAGATGAATTATTTGAGTTTCGTGAATTACTATAAGTATCAATATGAAAAAATATGATGAAAAAATTGAATCAATTCTTACTGGTTTAAAAAAACCAAAATCAGAAAATGAATTGGCAAAAAAACATTCAAAAGAATTAAATCTTCCATTAGATAAAACAAAGAAGATTTTAAAAAACCAAATTAAAAAGGGAGAGAAAGTTGAAAAAGAACACACGACTTCCAAAAAAATTGCAAACGTAATAGCTAGACATCATGAAGATGAGAATTTAAAGTATTACGATGCTTTAAATAAATCTAAACTCTAACGTGAAAGTTCAATTACCGACGGAAGAAGGATATTTTAATATCGTTCCAAATAAGTTTTGTGGTCTGGATTGTTATTTAATAACACCAGAAATAGATGCAAAATGGAATAAGAATAATTTATTTTATCGTTCTTTGATTACAGACAAAGAAGGTAATGTTTTATCTTCTGGGTTTCCGAAGTTTTTTAACTACGGCGAAAAACCGGAATGTTATCCAAATCCAGAGGATTTTAACGATTGGAAACTAGAAGATAAGATAGATGGTTCTCTTCTTATAGCAGACTATGTTAATGATCAATTCTCAATGCGAACGAGGGGGACGGTTTCTTATTCGTCACAAGAAAACGCTAAAGATTTTGAATCGTTAATAGAAAAATATCCAAAGGTAGTTAAGTTCTTAAAAGAAAACTCGCATCTCAGTCTTTTATTTGAAATCGTAACACCCAATAATGTTATTGTTGTTAGACCACAACAAATAGAGTTCTATCTTATTGGTGCCATAAACAAGAATGGAATGTGTGTTGTATCATCATCTGATTTAGTTGATATATGGAGAAAAATTGGTCAGATGCCAACTCCACAGTCATATAACTTTCTAGATACTAATAATCTTGCTAAAATAGCAGAAACTATTAAAAATTGGAAAGGTAAAGAAGGAATCGTCATATCCTACAATAACGGACAGAATAGGATTAAATTAAAATCTGATTGGTATTTGTTTTGCCATAGAGTTAAATCACAACTGAACTCACAAAACAACTTAATTGAATATTATGTTGATTCTGAAATGCCATCGTGTGAAGATTTTTATAAAAAAATAGAAACAGATTTTGATTTTGAAATAGCTTTACAATTAAAAGAAGAGATAGAAAAGATTTGTGATGCGGCGGAAAAAACAAAAAAATATATTGACAATATATTAGAAATGGTTCATGATATTAGAAAGATCGAATCCAGAAAAGAACAAGCAGAAATGATAAAAATAAATTATAAAGAAAATTCTTCTTATGCTTTTTCTATTCTTGATAATAAACAAATATCTAGAATACAATGGATAAAATTAATAACACAAAAACTTCAAAATTAAAATAATATGAAAGAAGAACTACAACTAGAATTAGTAAAAAAGTATCCTAAGATTTTAAAACATTTTAGAGGAGATCCCAAGCATACTTGTATGGCGTGGGGATTTGAGGTAGAAGATGGGTGGTATAAACTTTTAGATGAATGCATGGAAAAGATGCAATACTTTTGTGATCTTTGTTCTAAAAACGGAAGAGAAGTACAGGTAGTGGCTGATCAAATTAAAGAAAAGTATGGAGATCTTCGGTTTTATGTAAGTGTTTATGGTGCGGATAAAATCGAGGATGATATTATTGATGACATCATTTATGAAGCAGAAAGAAAATCTAGAAATACTTGCGAGGTAACTGGAGAAAACGGCGTTCTTTGTAAAAGAGGCGGCTGGTTTAAAATTCTTTGTAGAGAAGAAGCAAGAAAACATGGTTATGTAGCTTGTTGCGAAGAAACTGAAAAATATTGGAAGTCGAAAGATGAACAAGAAACTAAAGCTTGAAGAAAATGAAGAACACGCTTTTTATGAAAGCGGTCTTTCTGCTCATGGTTGCTTGGAAAAATTAGATGATTATGATATTAATGCAATTATGAGATATGGTAGAATTTTATTAAGAATGAAAAAAACAATAGTTATTGATTGGCCTATTGTTGCAATGATTTTTATACTTTTAATTACAATGGGTATAATTGGATTTAGTGAATATCTTACACATCTATCAAATAAAGAAAAATACAATACTATTCAAATGGCTATTTCAAAAGATTGGTCAGATGACCAAATAAAAGGACTTTTAAATACAAAAAAATGAAAACAAAAAATTACACAAAAGACGGTAGACATCCAGAAGATGTTATTTATGAAGTAAAAACATTTATTAATCAACTTCAAAAAGTACAAGAAGATTATTTTAATAAATTAGTACAGAATTTAAATATAACCAAAGAAGGAGAAGATTGGTTGTTTGATTATGTTTACAATTCAACCGATGAAGACAAATATGATGGATTTGATCACTATTTAGAAGATTATAAAAAAAAGTATGATGACATGGTAACTAAAGATATTATGTACACTGATTCTGCTGAAACTTTATTATCAACAGACTTTGGTGAATTTAGTCCGATGATGCACATGAGTTCTTATGAACCGGATTTGGAAAGCGCGTTTCCTCCAGCATATAATAGTAATGAACCATTTTCTTTAGGTTTGGATACCATATCAATTCAACAGGAAAAAGATGATAAAACTTCCGACGCTAATTAATGACGCCTTTATTATAAAACCAAAAGTTTTCAAAGATGATAGAGGTTTCTTTCTAGAATCTTGGAATAAACAAGTTTATAATGAATTAGGTATAGGTTTAGAATTCGTTCAAGATAATCATAGCAAATCTTCAAAAAATACATTAAGAGGATTGCATTATCAAGTTGGAGAATTTGCTCAAGGAAAACTTGTGTGGGTTACTTCTGGAGTAGTATATGATGTATTTGTCGATTTAAGAAAACATTCTTCAACATATGGAATGTGGGATAGTTATCATCTGGATAGCGAATCTCATTGTAGATTGTGGATACCTCCGGGTTGTGCTCATGGATTTCTTGCTATGACAGATGTTGTTGATTTTCACTATAAATGTACAAACTATTATAACCCTCAATCTGATAGAACTTTAATTTGGAACGATCAAACTTTAAAAATAGCATGGCCGCTTTCTAAAAAAGAAACTCCTATTATTTCAGATAAAGACAAAAAAGGAAAAACATTTGACGAGTGTGAAAAATATTATTAGAAAATTCTAAAATACATAAATAGTATAATGAGTGAATATATTCCAGAGAAATGGGTAGTGGTTAAACTTAAAACAAAGAATACCTTAACGTACAAGGTCTTTGCTAATTGGTATGGTGGTTATCTTAATGGAGATTCTTGGAAGCTGAATAGTGGAATCAAAGCTGTATCAGAAAGTGAACATTATTATTTGTTTGAAGGATTCTCTGGTTCCATATATAAATGTTTTAAAAACAATTATGGGATGAACATGTATGGGTCAGGAGTGATACAAGACATTATTAAAAAAGCCGAAGAGTTCGATGGTAAAATAGAAATAATGCCAGAAGATACAAAATGGCTTGACTTGAAATACGAATGATATTATATTGGTAGCATGAAAAGTAAAAAGACTTCGTCAATACCAAACAAAGTCTATTATCCAGAGATTAATAATAGTTATTCCATTATTTCATATTACGAAAAACCGGATGATAAAAACGTTAAAAAAATTAAAATTCCAACATGGCTATCAGAATTAATTTCTTTTGAGGTTGTGAACGAATCAGAAAAAGCAGTAATGGAATTTAAAAAAGACGTTCTTGAAATGTTTAAATCATAACTATGAATAGATATAACTCATCATTAGATACCAACTATTCCACTTGTCTTCCGCCAGAAGCATACCTAAGAATTATAAAATCTTGTGGGTCGGATGTAATTCCAAAATTTAAAAGTTCTGTTTATCCTTCTAAAGATAAAAAAACTAATAATAAAGTTATAGTAAAAAATATAAACAATGATAATCAAAAATTATTTTTTTGATAATAAAAATGAACAACAGACAACTTAAATTCCGCGCTTGGGATACAGTAGCAAAACAATTCACCTATCCAGACAAAGGTTATCAAGGACATTATGTTCTTGATTTGAATGGAAGATTTCAAAACCTTCAGAATGGCTCTGGTGGTGATGAATATGTTGTTCAGCAATGGACTGGACTAAAAGACAAAGATGGAAAAGAAATTTATGAAGGTGACAGAGTAAGGTTTGGCTATACTGAAAAAGAAGACTTCTTTGGTGAAGTTATTTGGCTTGAAGACAGAGCATCATTTGGTGTTAGATATGAGAATATCACCGAAACATTTGAAGACTTAGGGTTCTCTCAGAAATACTTTGAAGTAGTTGGTAATATATTTCAATTACCATGCAATCCAGATCATAATGGAGAATGTTTGGTTTGTGATAATTGGTTGAGTGATTGTCCTTTTAATAAAAATGAACAAGAATAAATTCAGAATTTGGAGCAGAAGTGGAAAGAGTTTTCAAGACCTCGATCTATCACAAAGTCACCAGCAATTCATTGGAATCTTGGATAAAAATTTGCGAGAGATCTACGAAAGAGATGTTGTAAAATTCTTTACCCTTAATGGGGAAGAAATTGGTGAGGTTAGATATAGCACAGACTCTTGTGCATATTATATCAATGATTACCCAAT